AATCTAGGGAAGCGTTGTATAGTTCTATTTCTAAAGTCGAAAAAAAAAGCAGCGTATTCAACACATGATCTAACGTTAGTTCTTTCACGCTATCTTCATACTTACGCTTGTCGGTAGTCTTGTATGGCTCAATATCGTAATACTTACCAAACTTCGCTACGATGGGTCTGTATAACACACACATCATTTTGTGCGCAGCTTCAGCCATGATTTCGCCATCCTTGTAAATGCCTGTGCAGTGTGTGTCTAAGTCTACGTATTCACCGAATGACATGCTGCTTAAATCAGGCACAAAGCCTAACTCATATGCATCAATGCGCACTGTCCGTTCAAATTCACCACTGCTTAATCGTATAGCTGCTTCGAACTGCTCAATGATTTCATCTATCACATGCATCTGTAGCAGGCGAATGCTCTCTGTGCTTTTGCCTGTAATGATGCGCACGCGTTCTACCTTATCGACTGCGTTCTGATAGTCGATGTATTTGCCAAGTGTGATGCCTTTGGCGTTTGCTGCTATGCTGAAATTAAGTTTCATGCTCTGTTGTATTGTAGTTTTTGGTTCTTATTTGTGGCAATTTTGTAACATAAAAGAAATAAATTTGTTACAAGTCCGAATGCACCTGAATGATTACGGGTGCTTTGTCATCGCCTGCGTGCGTTACACGTGCCTGTTTTGGTTTGAAGTATTCGAGTAGTGCAGTATAGTGTTTGATGTATTCTTCATCTTCCATTTCGTTCATAATGCGCATGCATTTAGCTGCGCCTTGTTGAGTGAACCATTCACCTAACTCATTCCACATTTTTACTTTATCACTAACTGCACCTTGTGGTCTACCACTTGGATTGCCGGATGTACCTTTTGGAAATGGCATATTGTATAGATTTGATAAAAACAATTATTTCTGCTCATACTGCACAACGCATACCGCTATGCGCTGCTGTGCATCAGGATATTCACTTTGCATCTTTGCATCACTCATGCAGCGTGCTATAAATGCATTCTTTTCTTCTTCGGGTGTGGGTGTGGGTAATGGCATGTTATTATGGTTTATCTACTTTACCTAGTTGTCTTCTAAATTCCGTAATTAGATCACGTATGCATGATGCGCATCCGCTTGGGCGTTCGTGCTTCTTTGTGATTTTGCTATACCAATAGTAGAGCATTTGCAAATCTTCCTGTTGTATCTTGTTTGCCTTGCTTACGCGCTGAATGAAGCTATCCAGTGCAGCTATTTCTTCTTCCTTCATGTCCTGTGCAAACCACTTACGCGCTGGGCATGATGCAAAACGGAATTTAGTCTTTACATCCATGAAGCAACCGCACAGCTTTATCTTTTCTTTATAGTAGGTAACATCATTTTCTTCAGCATTGACGTTGTTTCCTATTATTGGTGTACCGCATGTGCCAAATGTACCGTTGTAAAACTTACATTTTTTGCATATATTCAATCTCTCGCGCTGAATTTGCGATGGAACGTTGAAGTTTAACATATTCTCGTATTCGTTTTAATGCTCTATGTATTGATGTGCGCAGGTAGTTGTATGGTATACCTGTTTCAGCACTTAATTCTTTGTAGTCAAAATCGGGTTTTGAGTATAGACGCAAAAGGATTGCATCAAATTCATTTAAACGCCCGATTGCGTTGTATAGATATTCACCATCTATGAATGCACCTATCCATGTTTCATCTTGTTTGGTATCATCAACCTGCTTTTCTACGTGCAGTTCGTAGTATTTGCGATACTTGACTGCGTAATCACTACGTGCGCTGTGCCATGATAGCCACAATGCCCTGTTCACGTATGCTTCTACCTTTCCCCTGCACACTATATCTTCCAAGTCTTCGCGTGGTCTATCCATTAACCGGGCAAGTACTTCATGCAGTAGATCACTTCCCTTCTGTTTATCGTGTGCAAGCCTACTGGCTTTGTCTAGCCATGCGCTGTAATGTTTCCCAATATGGCAACTTACGCAGTCGATTTGTTAAAATTTAAAAATATCGGTGTAAAAACTTGCACTACTAAAAAATTGGTGTACATTTGTACCCGTCAAAGATAAACAAAAACAAAACACATGAGCTATTTCACTTTTGAACACGATTGCAGTAATGCACCTATCACACTCACTATCGAAGTTGAGTACGTAATCGCATTCTCTAGGGGCGATTACTGGACACCTGAAGAAACAACTATTGATCAGTGTAAATACACATTGCTTTGCGCTGGCATTGACATGACTAAGTGCATCATGAACAGCAATCATAAAAAGTTAATCGGTGAAATAGAAGATGCAGTGACTGCAGCTATTTGGCAAGATGAAGAAAATCAGTAAACAATTTAAAACCTCAATACAATGTTAATCGAAGTAACACACAAAGCACCTGTACACGTAGGTACAACCCAAATCACATTGCCACATTACTACATTGATGGCGATCATGTCAAAACATTCTGCTGCATGACTGAAGACATGAAGCTTATACAAGTCTATCATAGTAAGTATGCATGCAACATCGAGACTAAGCAGTACGATGGTGCAGACGATGTAGCATTCCGCTTAGAACGTGATATGCGTGACAAGCTATATGAAGTGATTGATGAAGCAGTCTTTATGCATAAGTTCAGCGAAGCGCATCGTGAAATCTTTTATTCAGCGAATCCAAAATTAAAACCAATCGAATGAGAAAGCGACAGGAACTAAACAAACTAATCGCGCGTACAGTGGGCAGTAAGGCTGCCCTACTACGTGCGATGCAAAGGAGTAACACTCCTATAGTCAAAAAGACACTGCATAACTGGTGCGATGATCCGGGCAGTATTAAGCTAAGACAGTTATTGAACCTTAGCCGGGTGATGGAATTACCAGTATGCGAAATAGTCGATTGTATAACCATTAAAAATGAAGGCGATGAATGAATACAAAGCATATCTAAAAGGCAATAAGAAGCTGCGCACTACTAAGCTACCTACGCGCAGTGATATTCTTACTATCATGAAGAAGTTTAATAAGGTTAGCTTTGAGCAGTTACGCAAAGAATTGCATGTGAGCAATGCCAAATTAATCGAATGGTGTAAGCTTATCTTCAGCACTAGCGATAAGGAAAAAAGATGGCGCGAAATAGAGCAGAACCTAAACAACTTAGAGTTCTACGAAAGCTTCAGCGAATCGATGCAAAGCGAATACGATGTGCATGATGTGCGCACTGTCAATGGCGTGAACATGTACATAGTTAAGAAGAAGGTGGTGAATGAAAACCGCATGTGCTATCTTGTTACATTGAATAATGACCAGCACGTGATAGTACGCTTTGATATTCCGATAGATCGTAGCAGCGTGCAGTATTGCCCAATCACATTAGGATGTGATTATTCAGTACATTCGTTAGGTCATTGGGAGTATATGGAGCTGGAATCACATTTACCTGTGATAAACATACAAGCAGATGAAGATTACATCGGTAAGTTTTGGTTAGCCATATCTAATACCCTGCAGCATGAAGCATGAAGAAAGCAAGATACAGCAACGCTGCGTTGAATGGTTCCGCTATTCATTTCCGCGCGTACTAATCGCTTCCTTCCCTAATGGTGTGTACATAGGTGGTACACCTGTACAAAGAGCCAAACGCTGGAATCTATTGAAGGCTGAAGGTGCTATGCCAGGCATGCCCGATTTGATGATATGCATGAGTAGTGGACCATACCATGCACTGTTCATTGAAATGAAAACCGAAAAGGGTAAACTATCCGACACACAAAAAATCGTTCACGCACAGCTTATCAATGCAGGTTACTGCGTAAAGGTGTGCAGGTCATTTGAAGAATTTACACAAACAATAAAAACTTATTTAGAGCAATGAGCAATCAACTAGATTTATTTCATGGTATTACTGACTCAAAGTTTCCGCAGTATCACATGGAGAATCCGCATATCTACGATGCGTTTAAAAATTACACATGGGAACTAATTCGCGCAGGCAGAAAGTACAGCGCATCGAAAGCTATCATTGAACGTATGAGATGGGATAGCATGATACGTGGTAATGATGCCTATAAAATCAATAACAACTATGCACCATTGTATAGCCGTATGTTTGAGAATGAACATCCAGCTTACAAAGATTTCTTTCGCAAGCGCAGAAGTAAGTTTGACATAATAAGTTCAATAATCTAATTAAAGTAAAGCAATGACACCCATCAAACGTGGTGAGCGCACACAGCCAGTCCCGGTAAAAGAAGAACCAATACAGGACACAAGCAACAGCAAGCTGCTTTTGATAATGGCTGTTGGTGCTGCAATCGGTTTTTTAGTCGCAACAATTATTTGGAAGTAGATATAGTTTGACTATATTTGCAACGCTCGTTCGAATGAAAACATTTTTAAATCCCATCACTACCGCATTGCCATAGCACTTTCGTGCGCGGACGAGCCTTTGTGTGTAGTGGTGGGTATTTAGTTTTATGAAAGACCCGGCTTTTCTTTTTTATTCGTCAGATTTTTTGACGGGTACTATGCTGCTCAACATGGAGCAGAAAGGTAAGTACATCACATTGCTATGTCTTCAGCACAACAAAGGTCGATTAAGTGAAAAAGATATGTTAAGCATATGTGGTTCATATGATGCTGATGTGTTTGGAAAATTCACGAAAGATGAAGAAGGCTATTTTTTTAATGAGCGTTTAAGCCTTGAAGTTCAGAAGCGTAAGGCATATTCAGAAAGCAGAAGAAACAATAGAATAAAAAAAGATGTGTCGAACATATCTAAAACATATGTTCCACATATGGAAAATGAAAATGAAAATATAAATGAAAATGAAATTATAGTTGAAGATGCAAATGAAAAAAAAACTACGCGCAAAAAGTTTGTGAAGCCGGATGAAAATGATGTGTACAACCTGATGGGTGAACTGAACATGAAAGGTGGGAGCTTCCTATCCGAAGATAAGTTGGTTACTTTCGCTCGAACCTTCATGGATCACTACGAAGCTAATGGATGGATAGTAGGAAAAACATCAATGAAGGATTGGCAAAGCACAGTTAAGAACTGGATGCGTAGAGAATGGGAAAAAATTAAAACTCAAAAATCATATGGCAAACAATCAAATTCAACAGCAGACAGCATTGCAAAAGCTGAACAACTTTTCCGCGATGCAGTCGCTATCAGTCGCGCACGCGATGAAGCAAGACAAGATTTCACTGCTTCGTAAACTTGACCGGATAACCACAAAGGTTAAAATCATGGAGCTGGTTACACGTTGTACCCAACTGGTCAATGTGCAGAACAACATGAACGCACTGCAGATTGAATTTTGTGCAGAGAATATCCTAGAAAAGATGTGGATGTATTCACTCGAAGATGTGCAGCTTTGTTTAGATCGTGGTGCGATAGGTGAATACGGCACGATATACAACCGTATTGATCCAGCTACGATACTTGCATGGTTTCCTTTGTACGATGCGCAACGCCAAACCATAAGCGATGCTATCAATGAAAACAATAAGCAGCAGAATAACATCTACGAAATGTTTCAGCATCCACAAGTGATGGAAGCGATGCAGCAGGCAGCAGATAAGTTGAGCATCAAAGAAGAACCAGCACGCGAATTGAAAAGGGAAAATCCACCTGCGATTGAAATAGCATTGATGCGCGAATACGATGCGCTGCCTACATGGGATAATGACATGCGCTTCCGGGTGTACAAAAACAAGCCGTATCAGTTCACTGAATATCGGAAGGAACGCTACCGCGAATTGATAGAAACACAAAGCGAATACTAAGATGGAAATACCAAAAGAAATAAATATAAGCGAGATTAAAAGACATGATATGTACTATATTGATGGTACTTCAAGAATAAAATATTCAGCATTAGTTAATGGTATGCGAGTAATACATGGCACAGATGGTTGGGTAAGACCGCATATGTCCACAGAAGAATGGGCGCAAAAAGTCGTGCAGCTTTATATTGAAAGATACAACGAACTTTATGAAATGAACAAATGAAAGAATACGATAAAGTAAAAGAAACCGAACTACTACGCAAGTTGTTCGTGCTAACAGCTAGGAGAAGCATGCGCCCTGCAATGAGCGATAATCTAACAATGCGTCTTATCTTTGAAGAACTTTACATGCTAACCGATAAAGATGAATACAAGCTATGACAATAGGTGAATTGTGGGAAGCATTAGCCGATTACCCGGATGAAACGGAAGTGTTCATCGGCTTCATAGACGGCCACAGCATCCAGCAAGTAACCTTTGAAATCATAGAAACGCAAGACTTTAAGGGAAAAAAAACAGTATCCCTGATGTACGAAGACATTAACATCATAAATAATTAAATACAATGAGCAACTATCAAATGCAAGAAGGGCAGTTTACCCTATTCAAAAACAACAAAACAACAAACAACGCACCTGAATACACAGGTGAAATCATGGTGAACGGAAAGAAGATGCGACTAGCCGCGTGGGTTAAGGAAGGCAAGAACGGCAAGTTTTTTAGCGGCAAGATGTCGGAGCCATTACCACCACGCACACAAGACGATGATTCACAAGGCACAGGTGATTTGCCGTTTTAATTTACAAGATTTGACACATGGAAAATCCTTCAAAAATCTTGGAGCCAATTTTATTTTTTACATATCGAATTACTGAAGATTTAAAACGAACATCTGATGATGGTGTAGTGCATGAACAATTGAATCTAGAGCAAACTAAAAAGATTACTTCAGCTAATTGGGATAGTGTAAAAGATATATTCATTGAGCAACGCTTATCAAGATACAATGTGCACTATACAATCATTGAAAAAATAAATGCCGAATTAAAAACATTAAGGGCTATTGAGCACAATCTTGATTGTGATAGAAAAGTAGTTTTATGGAGATATAGAGATGCATTAGATGAATTGTATGACACACATTTAGATGATTGAATACCTGCCTAAACAAAAAGAAGCATTACGTGTGCTGGGTAACTCACACCCGGCACGTGTAGTGCTTTTTGGTGGCGCAGCAGGTGGATCAAAAAGTTTTATCGGTTGTGCATGGCAGATAAGCCGAAGGTTCAAGTATCCGGGCACACGTGGTTTAATTGGTCGAAGCAAACTAGACACGCTAAAGAAGACCACGCTCAAAACATTTTTTGAAGTAGCTGGTATGTTAGGACTTGCACCTAATGAACACTACACAATGAATAACCAAACCAATATCATTACGTTCAGTAATGGTAGCGAGATTATTTTAAAAGACTTATTTGCCTATCCATCAGATGCGGAGTTCCATTCACTAGGCGGGTTAGAACTTACAGATGCCTACGTAGACGAGTCTGCGCAGGTTAGCAAGCGTGCAATAGACATCCTGCAATCACGTATCCGATATAAGCTCAATCAATATGACCTTAAACCAAAGATGCTGCTCACATGCAATCCATCAAAAGGATGGTTGTACAACGAATTCTATTCTCCCTTTAAGACGGAAAGCTTACCGCAACATCTTGCGTTCATTCAATCATTGCCAAATGACAATCCGCATCTTCCCGAATCGTACATTGAAACGTTGCGCATGCTGCCTGAAGTGGACAGAAGACGTTTACTTGATGGAGATTGGGAGTATGATGAATCCATAGATAACCTTTACCAGTACGATGACCTTGTGCGCTGCTTCCGCGATGAAGAAAGCAAAGGGGATAAGTACATCAGTGCGGATATAGCGCGACTAGGAAAGGATAGAACTGTCATTTGCGTATGGCATGGGCTTCACC